TTTGCACGTATATGGATTGCCTAAAGCGGAATTAGTGGAGTTTTTACAGAATAGTGGGGGGACAATGAAGATTAACTACGTGGAAAAGGATGATACATATTGGAATGAGGTTTTGCTGAAAATATTGGGGGATTATTTCCGCGTTTTTTTAAGCATAATTAAGAATGAGGTGAAAATTCGGAAGTATATGAAATTTGGCGAAACTGAGCAAAATGAATACATTAAAAAATTGGTGCGAAAAGAAAGCATCGAAAAGAGTGAATAGGCTAGGTTTGTATTTTTTTATTGTTAAAAATATTTAGCAAATCGCTTCAACAATCTTTCCCAATACTTAAAGCTTTAGAGTTATTTATTTTTTCAGAAATTAAATGCGTTTCTGAAAAAATTTTTTTCTTAGTTAAGAATATAAATGTCTGGAGGACTTATGCAACTCGTCGCCTATGGCGCCCAGGATGTCTACCTAACTGGAAATCCCCAAATTACTTTCTTTAAGGTTGTTTACCGCCGTCACACTAACTTCTCTATTGAATCCATTGAGCAAACCTTTAACGGAACTGCCGACTTCGGCAAGCGTGTTACTTGCACCATTTCTCGTAATGGTGATCTTATTAACCGTGTTTACCTTCAGGTTACTCTTCCCCTTGTTGAGTGCCCCACCGCTACCACTGCTGATAAATCTTTCTGCTTTCGTTGGGTCAACTACATCGGACACATTCTCATCCGCAACGTCGAGATCGAGATCGGTGGTCAGCGCATTAACTGTCGGTGCTGAAAAACGTGAGGGTTTAGGTTCTAAGACGAAGAATCCTAAACACAAAACCCTTTAGTAATCGTCTTCCTGGCAATAGACCACTGCCAAAAAAAGGATTTACACACGTTAGTATAGTTGGTAACAACTGTGCAACATTGCCAAATTGCGGGAACCCCCTAAAACCGGCATTTAAAAATGAGAAAAAAATGATTTAATAATTTAATAATTATAAAATAAACTAAAATGAAAACTTGCAGAATTTGTGAAAAAGAAAAAGATTTTAATGAATTTCATGAAAGAAAATTAAAATATGGTATTGGATATAGAAATGAATGTAAAGAATGTAGATGTAATATAGAAAAACAAAGAAGACAAAATAATATTGAAGAATTTAAGAAAAAAGATAAAGAGTATTATGAAAAAAATAAGGAAACGCATAAAAAAAAATCAAAAGAATATACTATTAAAAATCATGATAAAATAATTTTAAATAAAAAATATTATTATCAAAAAAATAAAGAAAAAATTAGAATATACCATCTACAAAATAAAACTAAAAGAAATTCAAGAATAAAATTAAGAAGAAAAGAATATCCAATTTTTTCTATAAAAGAATCAATACGTGCAAGGATTCATGAAGCTTTAAATAAAAAAAAAATATCAACATCAAACTTAACCTTAATTGGAATAAATAATATAAATCTTAAAAAATGGATTGAATATCAATTTAATGATAAAATGAATTGGGAAAATTATGGCAGTTACTGGGTAATAGATCATGTTATTCCAGTATCATTTTTTAATCTTATTAATAATTTTGAAAAATTAATATGCAATAATTGGACAAATTTAAGACCATTAGAAAAAAAAGAAAATATTATTAAATCTAACAAAATTTTAGTTGATGAAATATTAAATCATATAAAAATATTAAATCAAATCTCATTATTAAATACAGGATACCAAGCATACCTCGAAAGTAGTATGTGGCGGAGAGTAGAACTCCGGTATGGTAAAAATTCCACGGATGAAGAAAATTTTAAAAATCTTCTGAAATGGGCAATCCGCAGCCAAGCCCCTAACCTCTAATAATAGAAAATGGGGAAGGTTCAACGACTAAATGGTAATGGGTCTTTTATTTATAAAAGGCTTAAGATATAGTCTAATCCTTTGGGAAACCAAAGGTATAATATTCAATCATCTATGCGACAAACACTATGGTGATTGGCTGAATATCTGGAACGAGCTTACCCAAGAGCCCGGACACCAGATAGGTTATGATAATATGGTTGGCAATACCTTCGCTCTTACTGGTACTGCCCTCGAGAAGGCTGAGGCAACTACTCTCTATGTTCCCTTTCAGTTCTGGTTCTGCAGGAACCCCGGTCTGTCTCTTCCTCTGATTGCCTAAAATGCTGGGCTGAAAAACACCACTCCTTTCTGAAATTTAGAATAAAGAAAGGGAAAATAGGTTAGCGGTTCTAACATAAAAATACCGCAGGTGTTAGTGCGATAATTCGTGCGACATTTCCAAATTGCTGGAAACCCCTAAAGTCGATATGCTACCAAAGGATCAATGAAAATTTATTCCCGGCTGAGAAAAAACTCAGGTATGGTAAAAGTGCAATCGAATAAAGAAACTTCTTAGGATTTTTCTGAAATGGGCAATCAGCAGCCAAGTCCCTAAGGTTTATAAAACTATGGGAAAGGTTCAGAGACTAAATGGTAATGGGTTTTTTATTTATAAAAAGCTTAAGATATAGTCCACTCCCGAAAACATACAGAGGTATTAAACCTCGGCTTCTGTATGTAAATACACCGAAAGGTGGGGTATTTAAGGTGCAATACCACGAGGTCAAAGTTATTCTTGAGTTCAGGCAGAAGAACGAGTGCTACGTCACTGCCGATTCCCTCGGAAACTGCGGAATCAACATCGACTCCAAGTCTGATTCCCTCTTCTGCGTTCCCTCTCTTGAGGCTGCTTCTCTCTATGTCGACTACATCTACCTTGATACTGATGAGCGTAGGCGTTTCGCGCAAGTTTCTCATGAGTATCTTATAGAGCAACTTCAATTCACGGGCGATGAGTCGATAACTTCTCAGAATATTAAGGTCAAACTGAACTTTAACCACCCCGTTAAGGAACTCATCTGGGTCATCCAGCGTGACTCTGTTATCCAGCTCGGAATGAACCAGTGGAACAACTACACTGATGACTTCGACAACGATACTCACGGCAAGATTCAGTCCAACGGTCTCCTTGACCCCTATGCCGCTCTTCGTACCAACGTCGAGTCCGGTTACTCCGCTGTCAGCTTCCCTGCCCAGCTCGTCGACAAGATCTACGGTCCCCAGGGTGAGGCTTGGCAGACTACCCCCGAGGTTGGTGTCAGCCAGCTTCCCCAGGGTGGTGGTGCAGGAACCAACAACAACGCCCCCGTCAACTTCTCCGATTACAACGAGGCTGCCGGTGGTGCTGACCACGCCGGTCTTGCTCCCCAGCGCGCCGGTCGTAACCCCGTCGTTCGTGCCAAGCTTCAGCTCAACGGTCACGATCGTTTCTCCGAGCGTCTTGGATCTTACTTCAACCTTGTCCAGCCCTACCAGTGCCACACCAACATCCCCGCCACTGGTATCAACGTGTACTCCTTTGCTCTACAACCTGAACAGCACCAACCCTCGGGCACGTGCAACTTCTCTCGTATTGACAATGCGACCCTTCAACTTCAGGTCACTCCAAAGACCTCTATTTCTTCCAAAATCCGTGTTTACGCGACTAACTACAATGTTCTTCGCGTGATGAGCGGCATGGGTGGCCTTAACTTAGTTACATTTTTCTTAATGTTTGTAATCCAGGGCCTAAAAGCAGTATGCTATAGTATCGTGAGTTCATGCTATAGAAAACCATTTACGTCCTCACTGCAATTTATAATTGCATGACTAACTGCTAGTGGATATATTATTATATATCTGCAACATACCTTGTTGTTCGGGAAACCCCTTACAGCCTTTTCTACCAAGGATTTATGTGAAAACTTAATCTGGCTAAGAGTAATGAACTTAGGTACGGTAATAATGAAAAGGATTGGGCAACCCGCATGTCTACTATCTAAGGGCGCTACGCTAGCCTATGATAGGGCATCAGAGACTGAACGGGCATGGGTCATTAATGATGGTTTAAGCAACCGGAAATGGCTTAAGATACAGTCCTCCTTTTAGGGAAACTTAAAAGATAAAGAGTGCTTACAGCAATTAAAAAATTTTATTATAAATCATTTACTGATTTTATAATATTTCAAGATTTTTCAAAAAAAAACTTATTCATAAAAAAAGAACCAAAAATATGGTTTTTATAAACTTTTTAAATATATTTTCTGATAAAATTTATTGAAAATTATGAAAATTATTGTTAAATTATCAATAATATTAGAAAATTGCATATTTTTTCTCAAAAATTGCATAAAATAAAAAATATTTCATCAATATGTTTGCTTCTGAAGGTTCAAAAGCAAACATTTATATCATAAATACTGATATAAATTTTATAAATTTATTTAAAAAATACGTTCTGATGAGAATAATGAAATTATGATATAAAAAATTATTGATAAATGAGATGTAATATTAATTTTATACTATTTTTTGAAAATTTAGGCTAAAATATATAATAATGCATCAATAATATTGCTCACGAACCTTCGTGAGCAATATTTTACATAATAAATATTGATATAAATTTAAAGTTTTTTATTTTGATAATTTATTAATAATTTTGCTACAGAAGCTTCGGTAGCAAAATTAAATATCAGTATTATTGATATAAATTTCATGAAATTATTTAAAAAGTAACCATTAATTAAAAAAATCTTTATAATAGAAACTTTTATAGAGAAATTGGGGATAAATTGATGATATGACTGATTATTCGATATATCAAGGCTCAATTTTCATGGCGTCGATACTATCGACGCCTATTTTTTTATTGGCTTAAAATAATAATCTAAAATGTAACTATTCGTTTTTAATTTAAAGAAAACATCTTTATATACATTATATAAAAAATGGATATCTTTAGAGCTTTTAATCTGAATGATAAGGATCACATTATCAATATTCAAGGAACTGTTGAAGATCCTTTATTTCAAGCAAATCAAATTTGTGATTTACTTGGTATAAAAAGCTTTCGTTCTCATATAGATGATTTTACAGAAGAACATAAAGTTTTATGTCAAACAAAAACAAATAAAGGAATGCAAAATCTTATATTTTTAACAGAACTTGGCTTATATAAACTTTTAGGTCGCTCAAGAAAAGATATTGCCGCAAAATTTCAAAATTGGATAGTGAAAGTTATAAAAGAAATTAGAATAACTGGAATGTATAAATTAAAT